TTGCCGTTCGTGATCTCGCTGACCAAGTCATCCATCGAGGAAAAAGGCATGATTAGCTCCAGGCAAAGTGAACGACGCCGCGCAGCAACGGGGCAGTCGCAGATGCGTTGTTGATGATCCAATTAAGATAGGCGCCGTCTTCGACCCGCGGACACGACGCAGATTGCGGCACCATGACCTTCTCGGCAGCGGTGCTGTTTTCGCGAAGCTGCAGATGCGCAAGCGGCTTTACCAAAACGGCGTTCAAAAACCCGCCCGGCGCGCCAGTCACGGTCACGGACTCAATGCTGCGAATGCCCAGGTCGCCATTGGCGAGCGGCACAAAGGGCGACTCCGCACTCGCCGCATTGCTCGATGAAGACGTGTTGACAATGCAGCCAATGACAGAGCTGAGGTTGATGCCGAACGTCGTCGTGCGACCAGACACACCTGCGCTGTTGGTGTAGCTCATTGTCACGGTGCCGTTCTGCGCCATTGGCGTCTGCACGACGATCATGCACTGCACGCCTTCGCCCGAGGTATACCGCGGCAGCGTCAGCGTGTTGTCCATCGCTTGCTGGTCTGTGCTGTCGCCGTCGATGAGCGGATAGAACAGCAGGTAATCGGCGAGCAACATGTAGAGCGGGACGCCCGCTGAGACGGAGACAGCTTGAAGCGCGTGGATGTGCTTTGTCTGCCCGCTCGCGGGCTGCGGCCCGGCGTAGATTCCGCGGTTGCCAGATCCAGTCACCGGCGTCGCCTCGAGCTGCACGCCAACGTACGGGTTGTAGATCGGGATGCCGGCGCCCACCGAAGCGTCCGCCCAACGACCGGCGCCAGGCGCGGGCACAGACGTCTTGAAGAAAAACGACTGCCATTCGCGGCCGTTCTCAGCCACAGCGGCGGCAAGCGGTGCGATGCCATTAAAGCTCATCTTCCGCCTCCATCACCTCGACGGCGCCGTCGGGGTGGTCTGGGCAATGCTCAACGCTGCCGTCCTCGAGGAGGAGCAGCTCGCGTAGGCAGTGCGCGCAGACATAGCGCCACACATCAGTCCACCGTGACGGTCAACGCGCCCGCAGCGAACTGCGGCTGAATGCCGTTGCTGATCGCGAGCGACGACGTCAGCGCACCCTTGAACAGAAGGTTGCCGGCACCAGACAAGTCCGTGCCAATGCCGAAGTGCGTCGCCGTGGCGCTGCCGCCGGTGCACTGCGCAAACTGCACAAGCGCCGTGTTCGAGATGGTCGATGTCGAAAGCGTCCAGCCGCCACCGGCTCGGGCCACCGCCACGCGCGCGTAGCCGGTGTAGGACACCTCGCTCGTCGACTGGTCGCCCGCTTCGCCAGGGTCAGCAGTGTGCAACGAGATGTAAAACGATCCAGCCGCAGCGGAGTTCTGGAGACCTCCCGCGTCGCCGACGTTCGCCCAGTCAAGGTTCAAGAACAGCAAGTTGAGCAGATTCGCCTCTGCGGCGTTGGTCATCGACATCGAGTTCTCCTGTTAGTTCATCGGCCGGCCGAAATTAGGCATCACGCCAACCGGGCCGGCCGGGGAAGGCATGTCTTCGTCATCCTCTTCGCGAACCTCGACGATGTCTCCGTTCTGGTCGCGCACCGGAATGCGCTTCTTTTTCTTTGACAACGTCTGCATGAGCTGCTGCATCTGCTCGGAAGACTGCGCCTGCGTGGCGTCTGTTTTTTGCGAGAGCTCGCCGACAGCTCCCGAGAGCTGCTGGTACTGCGACTGCTCGCGCTGCGCCTGCATCATCGCCATCATCGCTTCGTACTGCTGCGCAACCTGATCGAACTTCGCCTGCATCTCAACCTTCTGCAGATCGACCGAGGCCTTGAGCGCAGCAACCTTCTCGTCGCTCTGCGCCTCGAGCATCGCGATCCGCTCGTTCGACTTGATCTTCTCCGCCTCGAGCATGATCTGCGGGTCGGGCTGCGGCTGCGGCGGGTTCTGCAGCTGCTGGTTCATCGCCGTGATCGCCTGGTCGAGCACGCCCTCGATCTCGGTCGACACGCGGAACTTCGCGACCGCCCACTGCATCAACCGAAGCAGGAACGGACCTGCGCCCGGCGTCTGCTGCGCCACCGGCGCAACCTGCGAAATGAAAGCACCGAGCCCCTGCATGAATTGCACCGCGGCGTCGCGCTCGGCGGCCCAGTCCATCGCCGCCATCGAATCGGCCTCGACCGAGATGCGGTACTCGCTGAGCTCTTCGTCCTTGATCAGCGAAATCGCCGACTGGGCATAGGGGGCATCCGGCGTGCGCAGGATGTTCGATCGCGTGGCGATCGTGTCGGGCTGGAAGTGCTTGGCGATGATTTCCGCCTTGATCCGCAGCGCTTGCGTGAGCCACTCGGCGATATAGAACTGCATCAGCTGCACGCGCGTCGAGCCGAACTGCGCCTTGATCTGCTGCGCCGTCGCGGTCTCGGAGGCCTTGCTCGAGCCGCGCATGACGTCCGAGATGCCGAGCACCTCGTAGATCTGCATCGTCTTGTCTTGGCGGTACTGGCGCAGGCGCTCGATCGCGTTGACGATCGCCTCAATCGGCACCCAGTCAATCTTGCCCTTGATGCCGCCCGACTCCGCGAACATCGCCCAGTTGTCGACCGGGATCAGCTGGTTCTCGCTCGCCTGCTGGAACATGCGCTGGATGCCGTCGGCAGCCTTGTCGTAGACGCCGATCACCTTCGCCGCACGCGTGAGCCAGGTGATGCGGGTGTTGATCTCGTCGAGCTCGTCGAACTGGTCCTGCGCGAAGACGTAGTCCGCGCGCGGCATGAAGTTGCTCGAGGTGACGTTCGCCGCGAGCGGCTTCGGGCAGGGGAAGAAATTCTCGAGCCCGAGCGGGTCGGGCTTGTAGTCGAGGATCACGTCGCAGCCGGGCGACTGCCAGTAGACGGTCTTGTTTTCCTTGCACCAGATCTCGAACACCTGCGCGCGCGACCACACGTCGTGCTTCGGCGCCTGGTCGTTCTGGCCGCGCGGCTTGTTCGGCCCGAGCCGCACCACCTTGGCGATCTCCTCGCCGAAGCGCTCGATGAGCTGGTCGCGCGTCATGTACACGCGCCGCGCCACCCACCGCACCTCTTCCCAGGTGCGCGCAGGTGACCAGAAGAAATCCTTCCAGTAGACGTAATCGGCCGGCGCCTCTTCCTCGACGATCGCCTCGAACGTCGTGGCCGGTGCGAGCTCGACCCCGGTGAGCGGATCCACTTGCGCCGGCTGCTCGCGCTCTTCCGTCTTGACCTCGTACCGCAGCCAAACCTGCCCGAGCCCGACCACCAGCCAGTCCTCGATGCCGGTGCGCACCGCGGCGTCCCAGCTCGAGATGTTGTCGTCGAACGAGCGGTTGAGCAGTCGCTGCACGATCTGCCCGGCCACGCGCGCCTGGTCGTCCTCCGCGTCCAGAAACGAACGCGCCACAGACGCGCGTGGCGGCCGGGCGTAGAGCAAGCTCAGCAACACCTTCGTCGTCGACCAGAACAGGTTGACGCGCGCCTCGTCTCGACCGAATTCGTCGCGCTTGTCGAGAAACCGGCGCGTGATCTTGTCGGCGTCGTCGTGGAACTTCTGCAGCTCCTGCTTCGACGCCTCGATCTCGGTGCTCCAGCGCTGCGCCATCCCTTGCGGGGTGTCGGCAAAGTCGCGCGCGCTTTCGATTCGGTCGTTTTCTTGCATCAACCTACCCGCTTGGTCTGGCTCGGCCCGCAATCCCACACATCCTCGAGGCAGAACCTGTAGGTCTGCCCACCACGCGGTGCGATAGTAGCATCACCCCTTGACAATTTACCAGAAATCGGTCTCGCGGCCAGTGCGAGGTAGCGGAACGCGTCCGCGGCGTGCGAGTGCTGGTCGTGCTTCGGGCGGTTGCGGAATGTCTGCGTCTTCTCGTCCCACTCGCGCATGTACCCGCGCAGGTGCTCGATGCCGTCGTAGGTCGCTTTCTCGTCGAACCAGCACTTCGGCAGCACGATTCGCGCCGCCTCGATGCCGTCCTGCAGCGAAAGCTCGGGCACCAGGCGCGGCGTGATGCCGGCCGCCAGAAACTGCTCGATGATCGACTTGCCGGTCTGCAGCGACTTCGCCTTCGCGTCGTGCGGCAGCCACACCGTACCCACCTTGTACGGCCGACTCTTCACCCACTCGATGTAGTGCCCGATCGCCTGGCCGTCGCTCTCGTAGAACTCGACCACCCGGTACCCGTCGGGCGTCGTCTGCCAGCCCCACCAGCTGCACGAGTCGGTAAACCCCAGATCCGCCACCAGATCGACCGCGAAATCGGCATCGCGCGGGCAATCCCCCACCCGCCCCGCCTCATACGCCTCGCCCACCTGCTTCGCGTAGTACGCGCCAGGCACCGCCGCGTCGAAGCTCACCTCGTACTCGATCGCGTAGGTCTCTTCGGTCATCTGCGCCTTCGCGTCGCGCAGCTCTTCCTCGGGCAAGATGCCCGTCTTGCTCGCCGGCAGCTCGAGCAGCAGGTGCGTGCCGGGGTTGAGCCGCGCCTCCTCGCGCAGCTGCCAGAAGAAATTCTTGCCGGCCGGAGTACCCGCCCAGATCGCACTGCCCTGGCGGTCGGAAAGCGCCGGGCGCACCACCGAGTACCAGGTGGAGGGGCGCATCTGGCCCACTTCGTCGAGCACCACCGCGTCCAGGTACAGGCCGCGGAGCGAGTCAGGGTTGTCCGCGCCGCCGCAGTAGATCGTGCTGTGGTCCCCAGGGCGGCCGTTGTGAATCACGATCTTGAGCTCGCTCTCGTTCGGCGGCTTCGCCCACAGCGGCTTCGTCAAGTCCTTCAGGTACTGCCACGCGACCTTCTTCGCCTGCTCGCGAAAGGGGGCGAGGTACGCCACCTGCGGCTTCGGGTGCTTGCACTCGAGCGCGCTGATCACGAGGTCCGAGCACATCGCCACCGTCTTGCCGCACCGGCGGTGCGCCACCACGCACGCCCAGCGCGCGGTGCGGTTGTGCAGCGGCGTGAACACCGGCCGCGGCTGATAGGTGTTGATGTCCATGTTGGTATTACCTCAACACCCGATTTTCGGTATTGCGCAGAGGGGGGAAGGGAACCCCTACTCGCCCCCTCCCCCCGCCTGCCGATCGATGGGGGGATGGGGGGTCGGAGCGGCCGGCACGGGCGCCTCGAGGGCTGGCCTCGGGTCACCAACCCGAAGGTCGCCACCCTTTTCCATCGTGATATCAATGACTTGCGCGTCGATGGCGCTGGACTGGGACGTAGATGGGACGCTGCCCCCCACATTGCGCCCCTGAAGCCAGGGCAGCTGCACGACGATCGCCCCGTCGACCGAGGCTTGCACCTGGGCGGGGATCACCTTGGCGACCAGCCCGGCGTAGATCTGCCGGTCCTGCACGCCGCCACGAGCCCGCTCGACGAGCCAGCCGGCCAGCCCTTGGGGGTGGCACTGCCCCGGCTGGCAGGACAGCTCTATGGCCTCCTTGATCGTCTTGGTGAGGAAGTTCGGCGTGCCCTTGCGCCGGCCCTGCGGGACCGGCTGGCCGTTCAGCGGGCTGACCGGCCGCTGTTTGGTCGGTTCTTTCGCGGGGGCTGCCGTCGCATTCATGCGTCGCGATTCTGCCACCGCGTTGGCGCGATCGCAACGGCCGCGTCAGATCCGCGCGGCGAGCTCCCAGCCGACCTTGAGCAGCGCGACCACCCAGTACGCC